TTTGGAATTGACTCTAAGGCTTTAAATGATCTTTCAACTACTTTGTCTGCATTTGTGTCAAAAGATCTGGCAGCTGCAACAAATCAAGCTGATCATTTATTTTCATCTCTTCTTACTATAATTCCTAAAGTTCATTCCGCTGTGGATGATATTTCTCGTTCAATTAAAGTTTCCTTTTCGGTTGCGTCTTTTATAACGGAACTACTGTTATTTATTAATAATTTAACTTCTTTTCCCGATAAGTCAGCTGGTATTTTTAGAATATCCTTGTCTTTATTTGCTTGTTTTCATTCTCTATACACTATTGTTCGATCACTGTGTTCTCTATTAGAAAAGGATATGCCTGAGCTTTCTCTTTCTAGTATGGTTGTTGCCTTCACTACTGCTTTCTCGTCAGTTAAAAATAAAGTTTCCTCTTTTATTCCACAAACTCTTAATGGGATGGAATCTTTGTTATGTGTTACTATTCTTGAGCAATTTTTGCCTAAGAAATTACGGTCTATTTTAGTAGCTTCACCCTTATACACCCGAAATAAAGTTTTAGATGATTCCACGTTAATACAAGATATTATGTCTTGGATTTTTGATTTACCATTATTATTTGCTAAAGTTTTATGTTTACCTCCTGTTATTGTAACTTTTCTTGAGAATTTATCATTAATATTTCCTTATTCATCGGCCAGAAAGATTAAAAATACTATGACTACCTTATTAGAAGAACGTACTAGCAAACCTAGCTTAGTTTGTGATTCCATCTTTCAGGAGAAGGTTTTAGCTTTCTCCAAAGAAGTTGACAAGTGGAAAGCTAGTCTTTTAGTTTCACATGAAAAACTTCCTTACGCTTTCAAAGATACTATAGAAAAATTTAATCGATTAGTAGTTAAAGTTGGCTACATGAAAAATCCCCAAAGACAAGAACCTGTGTTTTTAGTGTTTTACGGAAAACCAGGAACTGGCAAAACCACGTCTATGCTTAAATTAGTTAATATGCTTCGAGATAATAATACTACTTACTTCCACGTTTGCCCTGGTGAAAAAGATTTTTATGATCAGTACGATAATGAAGATATTATGGTTATTGATGATATAGGTCAAAAAGGTATAGTACAGTGGGCAGACATGATAAATTTCGTGTCTAGTGCTCAGTGTCCTATGAATTGCGCAGAAGTTTCATTAAAAGGAACTAAAAGATTTACATCTTTAGCTATTTTTGCAACTACAAATAATATTAATTTACGCATTACCCCTTCGGATCCTTTACAAGATGTAGAAGCTTTGTACCGTCGTATGCACGTTATTGACTTTAATGACGTGAATTTTCAAGAAGGGTCATTTAGTGGAACTGTTAATATTAGAAAACGTAATAAAAATTCTTGGGAAACTATTGAATCTTTCCCTGCTACAGATAATGAAATGCTACTAAATATATGTTATTATTTGAACAAACAAGTTTGTGCTCAATCAACATTTACACTTAATAATTCTGCTTCTTGCTTAACTTCTTTTCCAAAGTTGGGAACTGATATTTCAAAACTTACTTCTTTTTCTGCTCAGAGTTTTATGCCTTATTCTGTTCCCTCTTTTGTTCCGGACCCTCTTTTGTCTCTTTTGTTGGAACTTCTTACGTGGCCTAATACTTTTTGGATCCTTGCTGCTATTATTTTTTGCATTTTAATTATTGTACTATATGTTGTTGTTTTATATCTATATCCTGATGAGCGTAAACAAACTATTTCTTTATTACATAGACATTATAATTATTCCGGTAAAACTATTAATCAATTAGAAAAGTTTCGTTCTCAAACCGAACTTATTAAATCCACTAAATCTCCAGCTCCC